TATGACGTAGCATATAGGTACGCCTCTTATCAGTAGCCCGATAGATTTTGTTAATCTGATTGTGACAGAATAACCGTTCGATAATAGGGCGGATAAGAACAGAACCACTACCATCGTGTGTAGTTTTGGCTAATAGGAATGCTGCGTGTGGGTCGCCCTTGATTTCCATTTCAATAGGCAACTGCATAAGCATCCATACTTTGGCACCTGCTGCATACTCACCTGCTGCTGCATACCGTGCATCTCCTGAATCAATCAGGGTATCTAGTACTGAGAATACTTCAGCATTTTGTAATGGCTTGTACTTGTTACCGACAATACCAAGTGGTATTACTTCACCTGATGGCGTTGTCTTAACAACCGCCTTCTTGTTATTGACTGGTATGTGGAAGGGTAATCCTTTACCTGGAATCTGATAGGTAGTGGTCACATCGTGTAGCGATACAGACCAGTCAAGTCCTGCTTGTCTGGCTACATCACTGGCTGATGTGGCTGTCACTGCCACACCAGATTTAGTCCAGGCTGATTCGTTTCTTACTGATATCTGTGGTCTATTAACTACCTCTGTGGTCATACACTTTCCTTGTTTGTTAGTCGTAACTCTGCCCAACTGTGACCTTTGTTAGCATTTGCTAGAACATCTCCAATAAAAGATGTTGCTGCTGCTGTAAAGAACTGTTGGCGTTCTTCTTCTGACATACCTTTGATTCTGTAGACAGTTACTTCATTTGCTTCTTCATTGATTACTGTCTCTAGTTCTACTACGTGTTTGATTATCATTGCTGTCTCCTTTATAGGTACTGACTTATAGATGCATAAGTCGCTGTGTTTACAGTCTCATCTTCGCACATACGAAGAAGTCTTAATGCGCTTTCCATTTCTTCTTTCTGTGCTTGATACTGATATTCTGGTATCTGTCCTTGACTCTCGAACTTAGGTTCTTGAGGCAATACAACGCTACCGCTAGGTAGATTAAAGTCTACGTTGATAGTGCCGTTGTATCTAGTGGTTATACTGCAGTACTCTGCTTTATTGATTAGAGGCAAAGTAAGTTTAAGAACTTTCTTGTGCCAATCTAACTTTTGTTTTTCAAAGTCAGCATCTAATTTCTTTCCTACTTGATATTCTGTTTCTAGTTTGGTAAGACTCTTTTCAAGAGCCTCAATTACTTTGAGTCTAGGAACGTTTAGTTTTATTCCTTTACCTTGCCTTGCCATACTGTCTCCTTTGTTTAGTACCAGCCGTGTTTGCGCCAATGCGCCCACGCTACTGATGGTTTGCCGTATCTATGTTCTATATACGCCAAGCCCCGAGCAATCTGCTCGGGCGCAGGCGTTTGTGGTTTCAGTTTTAATAACTGTGGTATCCCATACGCTGACGACTTAGGGTTAGCAGCAGTGTGGTCCCACGCTGATTCTTTACCCCATAGTTTTGACAACGCACGGAATTCTGATTTGGTATCCCAGTGTTCATACTGTGCTGACATCAACGCCTTCGCATAGTATTTGCTCAATGATTTCGTCCATATGATTTCTTTCTGGACATTCTTCGGCGACTCGTCTTTGTCTGAGAACTGTTCTGCTGCTTGCATTGCGTGCGACTGAGTCGGAAAGATTGCATACGATACTGTCAATGCCCAACTGAATAGCGCGGCTAACTTGCGCCTCATCTAGTACTCCATTTGTATATGCAATACCCAATGCCAATGAGGTATAGCCAGGTGATTCCTGTTGTGATGTGTGGAAAGATAACTTCATTCACTGACCAACTCTCTTTCATCTACCATTGGTTTACGGTTTGCTCTTGTAGTTAGTCCTCTGTTTTTACAGTAGGCAGAATACAATTCAATATATTCTTCTCTGTATTTTCTGGCAAGAAATTGTTTAGCATAACTTGCAGCAGAGGTACGAATTGCTAGTACTTCTTCAGCGTCCATTATTATTTTGTAACTCCTTTGTGCTGCGGCACATTAACTGCGCTTTTCTGATTAGATGAAACACTATCAAACTTGATTTAGCATCAAGTTCATCACATTCTGTTACTAACTCTCTTAAGACTACAGCCATTTCGTTCTTGCCAAAACCATAGAACTCCCTGAGTAATTGGTTTTGGGCTGCCATTTGTGATGCTGTTACTGACTCGTCCATATCTACTCCTTGCCTGTTCCTGCATAGGGGTTAACTAACTCTGCATCTGTTAATGTAGTAATTAATCTAGCAAGTTGCTTAATTTGTGCAGCATCTGATAGAAAGAAAGTTACACTGTTATTCTTTCCATCTTTTAATGCTAGTGTCCAGGTGCCTATACTTAGATTTGTTACTTCCACAGTTGTAATAACTGGATTATGAAATGCTGTGCTGGTTGTCATCTTGTCTCCTTTGTAGTAAATATTGACGGCAATATCTCGCAGTCAATTGCCATTTCTTCTATGTGTACATCGTTTGTCATCATTTGTATTGCGAATAAATCCTTGGCAGTAGCGATAGCGTCATCTTCTGATACTCCTTTTACTATCAAAGTTTGTGTAAAGTTTACTATGTATTGTGACATTAGCCTATCTTTCCGACTTTATCCCACGCTTCTACTGATACTGGAACTGTTGCTATAAGGTCAGTTACTATTAGGTTTAGAGCGTGTATTTCTTGGCCTAGTTTATCTAACCATTGTCCTATCTCATATAAATTTAACAGTATATTTTCATCACGCATTTTCTATCTCCGTATCTGTGCGTAACTTATCTAGTTCTTCAAGGCTGACGCCTCTTGTGTGCCCCATATAACTGCTAGCGCACGGGTAACAGAAGTTCCTGTCGGATACATACTCATAGTTCGGCACCCATATAGCGGTGCCACACTTGAAACATTCTGCTTCTAAGTTAGTCATTGATAGTCTCCTCTAGTTCTGTTCCGAACATCTGTTGCCAGCATTCAGGATGTGTGCCAGTAATTATCTGTTCACGCAGTGGTGCCGACATAGACTTGAAAGAATCCTGAACATAATTGCCACGCAGATAGTGTAGCAATTCCTGCTCATCTACCATAATAGTTCCTGTCTTATTACAGACAGCACAGCGCCGTGTTGCATATACGGTCATCATTGTAATAGTTCTCTTTCTACTTTTAGAATATCTAAACTTTGTATTGGTGATTCATATCTATATGAAGATATCCAACCGCAACCTTCGCATTTATAAAAGCCTCTTAGGTCTTGGCTATCTCCTGTTATTTGACGGGCACAACTCCAACATTTCATTATCTGTTTGCCCTTTCCATTTTTAATACTCTGTATATATCGTGGTATGCCTGCTCCCATTGATGGGCTTTGTATACAGCAATACCTGTCATAGTCATTGTAGATACCAGCGCTATTGTAATTGCTAGCACTGTCATATTATCTAGAATCATTTTTATCTCCTAAAAAAGTTGAGCGACTCGTAGCCTGCCTTGTTTGGTACGCTGGGGTCTGTAGTTTCAGAGCAGGGACCGTAGCCCCTGCTCTGAATAGTTTTCTTTTTATGACAGGATTTCTAGTTCTGTCACGATTTGGTTGTCATACCATTTGGAGTTATCGCCTTCTCCACGAACTGTGCTGGTCATAAATCCTGAGCAATTAACAGGGAACTCAGATGTATTCTGAACTTTGTCTTTGAGAATTGCTACTAGTTCTGGGTCATAGATAGTCACGTTGCGTGACGCAATGAAGCGACTACGAACTGTGCCGTCTGGTTGGTATTCTGTTTGCGTTGATTTCACTGTTGCTGTTAGGAAATCATTGCGTTCTTTTACGTTCTTGAGTAGTGCGTTGTTGAATTGGAACTTATTTGCTGTAGTCATTGTCGTTATCTCCTTGTAGTTATTGGCGGGGAATCCCCCGTCACATCGTGACGGGGTTCCCCGTTTGGATTAGTTACAGTTTGGACACACTGCGTGTTTGTTGCATACGAGATGACAGGCGGGGCATATGGTTTCGCCTGGTGTGATAGTTAGGGAAGTTTCCAAGTCCATAAACCTATCTGTTAGGTTTGAGATAGGGTCAAGGAACTCGTGCCGATAATCGCCGTCAATATCTTCAATGACTAGATACTCACGAATGGTATCTTCTGTCATCTTTGCCCTGACTTTGTATCGTTTGGTCCGCTCTGATATTTTGATTACAGAGCCAACCCAATCGTGACCGCTCTCTCCTTCGCTTGCGATAGAGAGCGGTCTTTTCTCTTCTACCGAGCCTGAGGTTGCTATAGGGATATCTACTCTTGCTTTCGTATTGTCACTAATTTGTAGATATAGGTGTTTGTAGTAGTAGTCATAGGCTTCATCTGTTGTTAGATGGGCTTTGACTACTAGATTTACATACTGTGTTTCAGCGCAGTCAGCGCACATTACATCCTTTGTATCTAATACAGATACTAGGTTAAGACCAGCCAGACAGGTATTACACTGGCTGGTCTCAGATATACCAAGGGATTCAGACTTCATCTGGGGATACCCTGATTTCGTAATACATACCGCAGTAACAGAGAGGTTTGTCACCTAGTTCATATAGACCAAGTTCATCAACCCAGAAGACTTCATCGGCATTTGGGCAAGTAACTTCCCAAGTTGTGCCAGTCATAACTTCCTTTCCATATACGAGTATCTCTCATATATACTTTCCTTAAAGTCAAATCTGTCAAGCAGGGCGTTTTTCCCTGCTTGATAGATTTGATAATTCTTTTATCTTATTTTGTTTTATCTTTCAGAATCTTAATTATTATGTCACCGTGGCATAAGGCAGGGTGGCAGTAGCACACCAAATCCTTATCTTTCAGCCCATCTAGCCAGTTCGGCTCTCTGCTTAACCGCCATACTGCATAGTGATAGAACTTATTTACCACGGTTTTTCTATCACCATCTTTACCCATAATAAATGGATTACCATAAATACTACCCCTGCCAATATATATAGCATTTTTAGGGTTTTTTCCCTGCTTATATACTCTGTTCATCATTATCCTTTCTACATAGGTATCTCCTATATCTATCTTCTAAGTCAAAGTTGTCAAGCAGGCGCTTTTTCTGCTTGATAACTTTGATATTGATTTTTAATTTTATTTATTAATCAGCCTGCCAGAGACAGATAGTTATGGCGCCAGACAGCCAGTAGGCAGGCAGGGAAATAGTCTTCTGCTACACGCCTATCAGAACTGTATAGATAGGCTATCTGCTCGTATAGTTCTACATAGTTCTGACCCTAGACTTATTAAAGTGACTTGTTATTATGTACTGTAACTCTACAAAAGATTTTTCCGTACAGAGCCTGTGCCCCTGTTCTGTCCTATTTTGTCCTGATTAGACTGTTATCTGTATAACAATTTTGTTATAAAGCGTTCGGAATGGCTGTTTGAACGGATTAATAGATAGTAGGGGCACAAAGTGCCCACTGGTAGTAGCAAGCCTTGAGGGCTTGCGTTACAGACTGTATCTCTATCTGTATCTGACAGGCTGTATTTACGGATGTAGATGGGACAATACTGTGACTTTTCAGACTAGTAATAACCCTAGGACAAAGGCTATGGCAGAGGCCAAGGCTAAAGTCTTAGCCCTTGTATCTGAGGGTATGCCTGTACATAGGGCTATGGAACAATTGGGCAAAAAGCCAGACACTGTCCGTATTTGGATTTCCAGGGATAAACAGTTTGCCCAGGATTTGGCTGACGCCAAAGAAAGCGCTAAAGAGAACTCCCTAAAAGCGCTAGGGGTAGCCCGTGAGGATGTATCTTTCCCACAGTTCTCTGAGATGTTTTTGGACCAGAAGGTCTTCCCGCACCATCAGGACTGGATTGACCTACTAGAGGGTAAAGACCCTAGTTGGCTCCACCCTAATATGATTTACGAGCCTGGCGATAAACATCGCCTCCTTGTAAACGTGCCGCCTGAGCACGCTAAGTCCACCGTGATTACGGTGAATTACTCTACCTACCGCATCGCGCTAAATCCCAATGTTAGAATCATCGTAGTTTCTAAGACGTTAGTCAAAGCACGGGAATTCGTGTACGCAATAAAGCAAAGGTTAAGCCACCCGCGCTGGTTGAAGTTGCAAACAACTTTTGGACCAGAAGGGGGATGGAAAGAAGACTCTGATACCTGGCGTGTTGATACCGTCTATCTGGGTAACGATGCTCGTGATTCATCTGAAAAAGACCCGACTATCCAGGCACTCGGTATGGGGGGTCAAATCTATGGTGCCCGTGCTGACTTGATTATTCTTGATGACTGTATAACCACAGCCAATGCTCACGAACACGAGAAGCAGATTAACTGGCTACAGAAAGAAGTTATTACCCGTTTGGGTAAGAACGGCAAGTTGCTGGTAGTAGGGACCCGAATTGCGCCGAATGATTTTTATAAAGAACTCCGTGACCCGAAGCATTGGTCAAGCGGCAAAAGCCCATTTACGTATATGGGTATGCCTGCTGTTCTACAGTATGCTGATAAGACGAAAGACTGGACAACGCTCTGGCCTAAATCGGATGTTGCCTGGGATGGCGATGAGGACACCCCAGATGCGGAAGGATTATATCCTAAGTGGGATGGTCCGACCCTTGCACGGCGCAGAGGCGAAGTTACTCCGTCTACGTGGGCTCTTGTATATCAGCAAGAAGATGTAACTGAAGATTCTATATTCCCACCTGATTTAGTTCAGGGTTCTTTAAATGGAATGCGTAAGCGAGGTCCGCTAAGACCTGGCGCTGCAGGACACCCTGCTCAAGTTGAAGGCTATACCGTAGTTGGGTTTGACCCTGCTATGGCAGGGCACGCTGCTTTTGTGGCTATGACTTACAACAGGATGGATGGAAAGATTTATGTGTTGGACTGCCTAAATATGGCAGAGCCCAACCCACAAAAGATTAGGCAAGCAATTGAAGATTTTGTTCAGAGGTATAAGCCGCAGGAACTCCGCGTTGAAATCAACGCCCACCAAAAAGCCTACGCCCTTGACTCAGACTTACAACAATGGCTGGCATCTTATGGTGTTCGCCTCAATGCTCACTTCACAGGAAAAAACAAATGGGACACAAACTTTGGTGTCGCATCTATGTCCACACTTTTCGGAACGACAAGCAATGGCAAACACCAGAAAAACAACACCATTGAACTTCCTAGCACTGAAGGTTCTGAAGGACTTAAGGCTTTAACACAACAGTTAATTACTTGGAAGCCTGAGACTAAAGGTAAGACTGACTGCGTGATGGCCCTGTGGTTTGGCGTTATTAGATGCCGTGAGTTTATGCAACAGAATTCTGTGGTGCAAAGGTATGCCCATAATCGTTGGGCTACAAGGGCACAAGCACAGAAACGTTATAGTGTTAATTTAGATGAGATGGTTGCTGAGCAATGGCAACAAACATACGGATAGGAAGTCGTGGCTAAAAAAAAATATCCTAAACCATCAAAGGTTATGCCTGATGCAACGGCTGTTTCAGGCCCAAAAATAACTAAAGCAGACGCACCATTAAATCCTGTTACTAAAGGTATATCTAAACCACCTGGCGGTAATCCTACTCAGCAACGACCACTAGTTCCTGGTGGTATTCAAGGCGGACCACCTTTAGTTACTTCCTCTATTCCAGGTGCTACCCCTACAGGTCCTACTGGTGAAGTATTTACAAAGAACGACCCTGCTCGTGATATATTTAAGTTTTATAAAACTGGTGTAGATAGACCTTTGAATATGCCACCAGAGCCTATTGATTTAGAAACAATTGAAGAAACTAAAGTAAAACCTACTGGTCCAAAAGGTTTTAAAAAAACTCAAGAACGTTTAGAAATTGCAGAAGGCGTTCGCGGTGGAACTATTGGTGGGATGTCAAGAGCCCCTGGTTCTAAACCACCAGTTACAAAACCATTTGTTATTAAATTACCTGATGGAAGTTTTGTTTCATCATTAGGTAGTCCTATGTCAATTGAAATTGCTATGGAGCGTGCTCAAAGAAAACAATCTTTAGAGTTTATTCAAGAGTTAGTTAGAGATACTTTTGTTGTTGAACGCGGTGGAAAATCAACTATCTATCAAAGCGAAACAGGTAGTCCTAAAGCAGGAATAGTAAGTAGGGCAGAAGAACAATTAATTATGCGTGCTGCTCAAGAAGCAAGGGATATTCTTGCTGATATAGAAGCAGCCATTGCTGAAGCATCATTAGAAAAAGATATTGATGTGCGTCAAGTAACTGGTGAAATTGACCCTAGGGCTGAATCTGTAATGCAAAGCGAAACTTATTCTAGGCTTGAACAAGGTACTCTGTCTATGTCGGCTAAAGAAAAAAAAGCCGCAGCAGAAAGAAAAGCCTTAGAATTTGAAGCAAAAGAAAAATTAAGATTATATGAAGAAAGTAAATCAGGAACTCCACTTGGTATTGACCAACCTGTTAAACCAGAAAAAATAACTATTCATTCAGGTGGTGCTATTGGTGCTGATACTGAATGGGCTAACATAGGCAAAAAAATTAGAGCAGATGTTATAGCGCATTCATTTGTTGGGCATAAAACAACTGGCGGTGTTCCGTTTGTTCATAGTAAAGCAGAACTTGAAAGAGCGGATGTTTTACTAGAAAAAATAAATAAAGATTATTTACCTAACAGAAGGTTTAATACTGCAAAAGAATATGTTAAAAATCTTTTACGCCGTAACTATTATCAAATAGTAGATTCTGAAGCATTAATTGCAGCAGGTAAAGTAGAGGATGTTCCTAATTTAGGTAAAAGAGTAAGCGGTGGAACTGCTTGGGCTTTTTATATGGCAGTAGAAACAGGTAAACCTGCTTATATTTTTAACCAAACAGATAATCAATGGTACAAGGGTGAAGGCAAAGAACTTGTAAGAGTAGATGCTTCGTCTATTCCACGCTATACAACAATTGCTGGAGTAGGTACTAGGGATTTAAATGATGCTGGAAGAAAAGCCTTAAACGATTATGTTAATAATACCATTGCTAAACCAACAACTGTTAGTAAGTTTCCAATAATTACTCCTAAAGGAATGTTAGGTTTAGGGGTTTTAGGTTTTGCTATAGATGTTTATTCGTTATGGAAACAATTTGAAGAAATGACTATACAAGAGAAAAAAAGACTACAACAAGAAGCGATGAATTAAGGATGGCAATGTTATCAATTGAACAAATCTCAGCCCGTGTTGAGAATTTACGTCAACGTGCTGCAGAGCGCGATTCGCGCCAACAAGATGTTCTTGCTGTCCGTAAGGGACAGATTGCAACTGTATATCCAGATTTCTTTCCTGAAGGTGTAGACGCTAATGTCGTTGCAAATTTTATTGATATTGTTGCTAAAGACCTTTCCGAGGTTATGGCACCATTACCGTCAGTTAACTGTTCGGCGGCGAATCAGGCTAATGACCGCGCTCGTAGGTTCGCTGACACCCGCACTCGTATTGCTACTAATTATTTTGCTCACTCGGACCTACAAGTCCAAATGTATACAGGAGCCGATGTATACATAACATTTGGTTTCGTTCCTTTCATAATTGAATTGGACGAAGAAGCAGGGCTGCCGCGTATCCGCATAGAAAACCCAGTGGGCGCTTACCCAGAGTTTGACCGCTATGGGCGCTGCATTGCCTTTGCAAAGCGTTACTATATGGGAGTTGGCGAAGTCGCTTCACAGTTCCCTGAGTACGCAAATATCTTACTTGGTAAAGAAATGTACAAGTCTGATATGACAGCGCAGATTGAAATTGTTCGCTATTACGATAGCGAGCAGTCTGTGTTATATGTTCCTGAGCGCAATAATCTATTGCTATCTCACGCTAAGAATCCTCTTGGCAAGATGATGGTTGTTGTTGCTAAGAGACCATCTATTGATAATGAGATGCGTGGTCAGTTTGATGACGTGCTCGGTATTCAGTTGCTTCGCAACAGGTTCGCATTACTTGCGATGGAAGCAGCAGAGAAGTCCGTGCAAGCACCAATTGTTCTGCCTTCGGATGTCAATGAACTTGAAATGGGTGGCGATGCTGTTATCCGCACCGCTAACCCTGCTGGTGTTCGCCGTGTTGATTTAAATATTCCACCTGGAGCATTTACTGAACAGGCTTTACTACAGCAAGAACTAAGAACGGGAACACGTTATCCAGAAGGACGTACTGGAAACATTGATGCCAGCATCATCACGGGACAAGGTGTGCAGGCACTTATGGGAGGCTTTGACACACAGGTCAAGTCT